ATGAAATGCTACATAAAAGAACCAGGAGGTTCAAAAGTAATTTCTGATCCAGGAGGAACAGTTGGAAGTCCGTTAGTGTTTAATCCAGGCGCCTATGATCCTGGAGTAGGTGGAGGATACACAAAAGACCCAGGTACAGGGATATAAAAAAAGAGAGCTAAGCGCTCTCTTTTTTTGTTGATAAAAATTTGTTAATTTTTACCGTTGTTATTGGGAATATTTTCTACTACAATCGATTCATAACAGCTCGTTATGAGTTTTAAGGAACTTTGCATATAAAACGAGTTGTTTACAGAACTGCTCTCGTTGGGATTCATCCAGGCCTGCGAAAACCGTTTGAATTTCATCGAGGGCATTTGTTATGTTCTTTTCATGTGGTGTACTCGTTCTACCCATTAACGCATCAACAGAAACACCTAAATATGTTGCAATGCGATCGAGAGTGTCGAGATCAGGTTGATTATAATTGATTTCTAGATTGCCAACTTGACTACGACTTAACTGCACTTTTTCACCGAACTCTGATTGAGTAAGGGAACGACTTGATCTAAACTTTTTTAAATTTTCTCCAAATGTATTCATAGTTTTAGTATAAATACATGAGAATTTTTAGACTATACATGTCACGGAATTTGTCTTTATAATAGTAAATATCACGTAAATTGACATTTAGACGAAAATATATAGAACAAATGTTCTTTTGGTGGTAAAATATTCTTAATGAAAAATAGAATTTTTGAAAAAAACTTTCTCAACATGATTTGACCATAATCAGAACGAACATTCTAAATCTTATGATAAACTGAATTAAGCGAAAGAAGGAATAAAAAAAGACCCACGGTGTTATAGATGTGAGGCCACACAGCTATAACATTTAACCCTAGCCTAGATAGGGAAAGTTTCCATGAGTCAGTACATAGTATAGCATACTTCATAAGTGTAAAGAAAATTATGATTCATTTTCCTATTGAGAAAAAAGGGATATGTTTTGGGTTCTGATTTGGGAGGGAATTTTAGAATGAAGAGCTTTATCAAGAACTTACAGGAGCATATCAATTATCTTAAATTGGATGTTGGTACATTAGCTAAAAAAGCAGAGATTGATAGAACTAATCTTAATAGGATTTTAAATGGGAAAATTAAAGAAATGAAGTTAGAATCATTTTTATTAATTGCTCCCGACTTGTATCCAAAATGGACAGAACGTAGAAAGAAGATTAGAGAGTTTATTTTGCTTTGCGAGAGTGATTTAAACATAAAAAAGTCACTGTCTTACTGCCAAACAGTTGGTGAATATCAATTAATGAAAAAATTAATAAAAAAACATATTAGCAGTGATAAAAAAGGGAAAATAAACAAATATCTATATTTGTATGATTTATACAACCAAAGAAATTTGAATAAATTAGAAGGAGAAAAATTACAAAGGAAATTAGATGAATTGCCATACTCTAAAAATGTTGACTATCAAATAATAGTAGACATGTTACATGGTTTTGCGCTGTATGATAGTAGTAATTTCATGGCTATGGTCCCGTATTCTAAAAAGATTGATCAAAACCTACCATTAGTAGAGAATACATTTATAAAGAAACATTTGGATTTGCAACATGATGATCGTAAATCTCATATTAATTTGTTTAGTAATAAAACAAAAGAATGCAGGGAAATTTGTAATAATATAATAAAATCCGCTCCGGAAGATTCAGTTATAAAGGCTAAAGCTTTGAGTTGCTTAGGGGAGTCCTTTATATTTGAAAATCCTTTTCAGGCGGAAACCTACTTTTTGGAAAGTTTAAAGTTAATAAAAAAATTAGGAATTACTACTTATAGTAAAATGTATCGTGCAGTTCATAGTACATTAGCTTTTTTGCGAATTGAGTACGGAATAAATGTAGATAAAATAGATTGGGACTTTGTAGGAGAAGCGGAAAAAGCTTTCTTTGATGCTAAATTCGGTTCAGGAGTTAAAGCTAGAGCTTATTTTGAAGACTTAAAAAAACAAGGAAAAACTTTGTCCGCATTTAAATTATATTATTTATTTTTTGTAGATAGAAATGATATAATGGTTCTCAAAGAGGCTTTAGAAAAATTCGCTAATAATGGGAATGTATTCTATTCGAATTTGGTAACACGTCTTTTAATTAAAGAGGGAGTGAAGTAGGTTGAAAAAAATTATTCTTACAATGGTATGTGTTTTAGGATTACTAGGAGCAGTTGAACAAAACAAAGATACTTCACAAACACATTCAAGTAAAGTAGAAGCTAAATATCTAATGGTTGACCCAGGAACTCATTAAAAATTTATAAATTATTTTTCAAGACGCTACTAATAAGTAGCGTCTTGAGTGCTTTTTAAGGGGTATGCATTTTTGAAAAGCATTACAAAAATGCACAGTTTGTTAAAATAATCACATAGTTATTGGGATGGAGGAGTTCGTATTGTTAATAAGTGGCGAAGAAAAAATAAAATCCATGATTAAATATTTGTTAGGGGATAAAGTCTCAGAAAATGACACTCTTCATGCTTTGAAAGAAATACATAAACAAGGATTTATTACTGATAATGAATTAAGTGAAATCATGCAGCAAATGGAACCAAAAAAAGGACTAGCCTCATGCTAATCCTTTTTTTCCTGTTTTAACATTCTTTGGATAGCTACTTCTAAAAGTGCTTTGACGCTTTCGATCTCCTCAGGAGACAGCTTTCTTCCATCCCAATGTAATTCGTCATTTTCAAATATTTCTTTTATATTATTGCTACTTTTAATGGAATTATCGCTTTTCCCGAATAAGTAATCAGTGGGAACATTGAAGAAATCAGCTAATTTTTCAATGTTCTCACGTGAGGGGATTTTTGTCCCTTTTTCATATTTGGAAATAGTTTGCTTGCTGACACCAATATTTTCGCCTATTTTTTCTTGTGTTAGTTTCCGTTCTTTTCTTAACTCGAATATTCTCTCCCCAATGATATTCATCAAAAACATCCTTTCGCGCTACTTGTAAAAAAGTATCTAGTTTAAATGTAACAATGAGTAGCCCTAATGGCAACGTAAAAATAAAAAATAAATTTTTAAAAATAAAAAGTTGCCTTAAGGGCTACTTTTGGTTATACTAAGTTTAGAAGTTGAAGGTGGTGACTTAAAATGCTAAATACACAATTAATTAAATCTCTAAGGCAAAAAAATGGTTATTCTTTAGAATATGTTTCAAAGGCTTTAGGTCTGAAATTCAAACGTTCTTATCATAACGTTGAAAAAGGTGAATCAGGATTATCAGTAGAGAAATTAAAAAAACTTTCAGAACTTTATGGTGTATCTATTAGTGAACTAATAAAGTGAGAGAGATTTTTTTTACAATCATAGTCGCCTTGTAGACTACATTTAAGGGCGACGTTATAAGATAGTATATCCATATTTAAACTTTAAAAAATGATTGGAGTGAAAAAACATGTACCAAATAAAACAACTACCATTCTCAATGAAAGCGGAGGATGTACAAGAATTCTTAAACATTTCTCGTTCATCGGCATACGCGCTGATGAAGCGAAAAGATTTTCCTACAATTACTATCGGTAAAAGCAAAAGAGTAAAGGCAGAAGATTTTCTTAAGTGGTTTGAAGCACAAAAGGAGGGAGCAAATGCTAGTTAAAACCGAGTTTTGGATTTTTAACAAAATTATCTTTTGAGATATAAGGAGGTGATTTAGTGGAAGATACAACATCGTTAGTTATATTCGCAATGTTAATCGCATGTGGTTCATGGTTACTTTACATTACTTACGAGCCAATAAAACAATGGGCTTGGAGTGATGTAAAACAAAATAAAAAGACCCACGGCAATGGGTCCTTTAAGAAAAAACACTTGTTATAAGTATATCACGGAAAGTAGGGAAATAGTACATGCGTTTAACTGAATATCAAGTGCTATTACCTAGTAGATTCTGGAGCTTAGCAAAAAGCAAAGATGAATTAAAAGAAATGATTCAAAAGTATTTCAAGGTTGGTTATCCGCATTATGAAATTCAGCGAATTATTAAAAGTGGACAAGCATATGTGGCAGTTTGTACAAGGAGGTAAATTGATGGCTAAATACAGACATGTTCAAACTACATTCTGGTCAGATCCAAAGGTTACAGAAGAGATGACACCAGAAGATAGATACTTTTATCTGTACCTAATGACAAATGAACATACAACCCAAATAGGTGTATATCAAATTACAAGAAAACAAATGGCTTTCGAATTAGGTTATTCCATAGAAAGCGCCAAGGCTTTGCTAGATCGTTTTACGAAGCACCATGAATTAATAGTGTACAACGAAGAAACAAGGGAAATATGCATTCTTAATTGGGGGAAATACAACCTGATTAAAGGTGGAAAGCCAATTGAAGATTGTATTCAAAAAGAGTTGAAAACGATAAAAGACTTATCTTTAGTAAAACTTGTATTGGATAGAACTAAAAACGAGAAGTTGGTTCATAAAATAAGTACTTTTGCAGGTTTTGACGATACGTCTAACGATACGTCAACGATACGTGGACAAAAAGAAAAAGAAAAAGAAAAAGAAAAAGAAAAAGAAAAAGAAAAATTACAACAAGAAGAAATGTTTCCAACAGCAGAAAACCTAGCAATCGATTTTTACATGAACAATTTTGGATTTATATCTCCTTTCATGGGAGAAGAAATAAATCAATGGGTAGATGATCTTAATCAAGATTTAGTAGTAGAAGCTATGAAAATTACACTTCAAAACAATACACGTAATTGGTCTTATACAAAAGGAATTCTAAAAGATTGGCATCAACAAGGCTTTAAAACAATTCAAGATGTAGAAGCAGCACAAACAGCATTCCGAAGACAACAACAAAGCAAAAAACGTACTGGTAAAGGCTATGCTAATCGAACTGAAGCTGTACCAGATTGGTTACATCAGCAGGATGAGCCTGAACCAATGCAACAACCACAGCAAACTCCAAGTGATGATCTTGAAGATAGTCAGAAACGTTTTGATGAGATTTTAAACAAATATAAAAATACTAAGGGGGAGTAAGGTATGAAAAACACAGGTGTTACAAGAAAAGTGGACGAGCTAGGGCGAGTAGTAATTCCGGTAGAGTTGCGTAGAACTTTAGGTATTGCTGAAGGAACAGCATTAGACTTTCATGTTTATGGAGAAAATATCATTTTGAAAAAACAAGAAAAGTCATGCTTTGTAACGGGGGAAGTGTCTGAATCCAACATTGAATTGTTAGATGGCCGAATGTTTTTGAGTAAGAAAGGTGCAAGTGAGTTGCTGGACCTCCTTCAAAAGAATGTGACGGAACATGCCTAAACAACTAAATATTTTTGATGTAGAACCAGAAATTTGTCAGTTCGATGTAAATAAAGCAAATGTAAAGAGGGGACCTGGTCGGGTTACATATGCAGATGTACGCGTTCATGTTCCCAAGAACGCTAAATGCACGGATGAATTACCACGTACAACTAAACAAGATGATCGTTATGACATCTTTGAACACTATACAATGGCAATTTGGAGATTTCAACGTGCTGTAGATAAGTTTTTTAATTGGGATGCAGCCGAAGAATTGTGTAAGGCTGCAAGAGATAAAAAAGAAATAATTCCGGTACGGATTTACTTAGGAAGCGGTTTTAAACCTGATGTTGTCGAGTACATGAAGTGAAAAAAAGGGAGAGGAATATATGAAGAAAGAGATCGATGTTACAAGTAATAAAGTATATGTGGTTACGGATGGAAAAATCCTTTCTTTTGAACCACCAGCCAGCGGTTTTGGTGAACAAGTTGTAATTTGGGTTAACGGTAAAGTTGGTCATGTTAAAACTACCTCCAATGAAATGATAAAGTAATTAGCTTTTTAAAGGAGTGTTTGAAATGTCGGCTTTTCAAGTTCGGGTTGCTTTAGAAGAAGTGGATTTCTTATGGGATCAAAGAGAGGTTTTCCAGTTTCGAGAGCTTTGGAATAGCAACTACACACTTTTAGAGATTTCGAAAAAGTTTAAAAGAAAGCAAATAGAAGTAGCGGCACTTATTTTAGATCAAGTGGATAAGTTTAAGATCCACAAAAGAAAAATGGGTTTAGGAGAAATTGGTGACAAAAAAGTTCGGAATAAAAGGAAAAAAGAAATGCCACTATACGTCTACATTGCTTTAGAAGAGGTAAATTTTATTTGGAATGAGGACGATATAGAGCTTTTTAAGGATTTATGGATGAAGCAGCTTGGTATTGAAGAAATAGCAAACAAATTAAGAAGGCATCAAATTGAAATAGCAACATTAATATTGGATCAGTTCGGTTTAGAATACATGCTTAATTGTTTAATAGATACGAAAAAAAGAGTAGCTTAATTAAATTAGCGAGGGAGCGAATGGAAATGAACTTGACTAAAATATTCGGAATGCAAAAGGTATTGGATACAAGAATCGGTAAGGAACATGAGTTGGAAGGCAAAAATTTATTTTACAATATGATCCTTGCTCTACAAGTTGAAATTGGAGAACTTGCAAATGAAACTAGATGTTTTAAGCATTGGAGCAATAAGGGGCCAAGTGAAAAAGAAGTTATTTTGATGGAATATGTTGACGGTTTACATTTCATAGCCTCATTAGGCAACGGTATTGGCTTTAATCCTAATGGATATAGTGCGGAATTTTTAAATCACAACGCAAATGCTTTTTCTGCAAGTTCGGTAGTCAGTCAATTCAACAATGTATATGAAGCTGTATCGGAATTTCGTGCAACTCAAGATGGGGAGTTGTACGAAGAATTGTTATATTCCTACTTGGGATTAGGTAAGAAATTAGGATTCACATTTGAAGAGATTGAGCAAGGTTATTACAAGAAGAATGAAGTCAATCATCAACGTCAGACTAATGGGTATTAATCGATGAAAGGTGTATGCATAGATGTAGACCATTCAGCGCTACTGGGAATAAATGAAGAATATTTTTTATTCCCAGCAAAGCCTAATCATTATTATGTCAGCAAATTCAATCGTAAGGAATCACATTTTGGATGTTATCCAGCAGAGAGATTTAAAGCGGTGGAAAACGAGGTTTGGACACCAGAACCGCAAATTAATACGCCTAATTTAGATGAAAGTAAATTCTATAAAGCTCAATTGATTTGGCGAACAAAAGGCTATAAAGATAAACCACTTAAGGAATACATTCTAAAGCCTAAAGGTACAAATTGTTTCTTCTGGCATGATCAAGAACGTGAAAAATTATGTGGATGTTTTCCGATACATTGGTTTGCTAATTTTGAGGAATTAGCAGCAGTACCAGAAGAAGTTAAAGAAACGTCAAAACAGGACTCTGTTTCATTGTTAGAAAGACCGGATGGGCAACTAGCATTCTTTTAAAATCTGAATTTCATTAATAAATGAGTTTTGCAATGAAAAGAGCCATGAGTTGTGAAGGCTCATGGCTCATTGTATAAGGGTAAAGTCGTAATGACTTTATAAATAAATAATATCACGAATATCCAAATAAATACAATAAAAGTAAATTAAATGGTATAAAATTTGGATTTTGTTAAAAAGGAGAATGAGAGATGGAAAGCCAAGAGAAATTAGTTGTTTTAAATGCAGATCAAAAGGCAGTTGCTTTAAAAGGATTAAAGGATTTGTTCTTTGCAGCACAACAAATGCATGAATGGTTATCAAAAGATAATTTAACTGAAGAAATGAAAGGGATATTAATTTCACTATCAGAGTCCCACATTTCGGATGTAGCAAAAGCAACAAACTATGAATCTAATCTTGCTAAGGAAAGAGCAGATCGTCACGCAGATATTCGTAATGCCAATATGCGTATTCACGAATTGGAACAACAGATGGCAGAAATGAAGCCAATTGATGGATTAAAAGAGCAATTAGCAGGTTTAACTCGCAAAGTTGATGAGTGGTGGGATGAACTTGGATTCAATTACATTTCGGAAATGAGTTTTAGCAAATGGGGCGGATTAGATATAAAGTTTGGATTTCAATTAGATAGGCTTTCAAGATTATTGAGTAGTACACCTGTATCGGATAAGGAAGAAGATGAAGACAAAATACAACAATTGCGCAATAAAGGATTTATTTTTACGGAGGAAGATAGAGAAGTACATCTTGCTGACAATGATATAAACAAGCAATTACTGGTACAACTTTTAGAAGAGAGATTTCCAAGCATACAAATTACAGGGATGGAAACTTGGAGCGGGAGAAGAAGCAGAGAAGCGCACATTCGATATGTCACAGCCTATCTTGGCGAATTACATGAAATTTAAACAAAATAGTTATTTTGGAGAAAAGTAGGTGATGCAGTGGGGTATACGTTCATATTTTTATTAGGTTGGATTATTGGTCTAGTAACAGGATTGGTAGAAAAAGTTAATAAAAAATAAAGGAGAATGAAGAATGAATACAATTACTATTAAATTTGGTCAAGGTACAGAAGCTTGGAAGGATATGCAAGAAGTAGTTAAAGCTCTACATGATAAAGGATATATCGCTCAACCCTACGAGGATATTGGAACAGTTAAATTAACTAAGGAAATTCAAGAAGAAAACTAAACAAAATTCTTATTTTGGAGGGGAACGGAATGGAAATCAAAGTGAACGAACAAGCTCAAAAGTTTCATTTAGCAACAAATCAAGGAAATTGGCAACCAATGATAGGACACGCTATACAAATAGATGAATTCACATTATGTGCATGTCCTATGTTCGACACTGTTTTCGGAAGTGTACTTAATATATCTGAAGTTACAACCGGTCACAGGGTATTGTTGCCGATACCAGTTGTTGGTGATGCTTACGAAAAAACAAGCACAGCCGCAGGTACAATTGCATTCTTAAGAACGGAAGTTGCTGAAGAAATAAAAAGATTAATAAACAAAGTCGGAAAACAAAAAATTATAGAAAAAATAGAAAAATCAAAGGAATACAACGCGGAACATTTACCGGAAATGCCACCGATTGAAGATGTTGATACAGATTGGATAACTGCCGATATCAGTGACGTGACTCATTAAGTAATACAAAATCTTTATTTAAATAAGAAACGAGGAGTGGCGATGAAGAAACAAAGATGGAGAAAAACAAAAGTTAAAACTTGTTACTTATGTGACAAGAAATTAAATATAAATCAGATCCGCGGCATAAATGATTGGAATATTAAAATAAAATTTTGTATTGGTGTGAGGATTGCGTAGGGTATTAAAACAAAATCGTTAATTGGAAGGAAAATATTGCAATGTTTGGAGTTTATTCGAACGGTAAGTTAATAAAAGAATACGAAATCTTTTTAGAAGCTGTAAATCATGCCGAATGTTATACCGACACCGAAACAGGCGTTGGACCAAGCGTGAGACCTATAAAATCCGAGGTGCAAGAAAAGGAGAATGGATGATGAAAAATATATCTAAAGTAGAATTTGCTACACAACAATTAAAGTTAGCTTATGAAAATTTAGATCGTCAAAAAGAGATTGTAAAGCAATGCGAAGAAGCGTTAGAAGAGGTTGTGAAAGATGAAATGTAACATATGTGGAGTGAAAACGGCAGTTGAGACAGTCACTGATGTTTGTACGATTTGCGATTACAAATTAGGTAAGGGGCATTCGGTTGAAGAATTAAAAGAAATGACGAAGAAAAACTAAACAAAAACTTCATTTTATTAGAAAGCGAGGTGGTGATATGAGTCTTACTTTTATAGACTTATTCGCAGGATTGGGTGGTTTTAGGTTAGGTATGGAACAAGCAGAACATAAATGTCTTGGATATGTAGAATGGGACAAGTTTGCTAGAAAAAGTTATGAAGCAATTCATGATACTGGAGAGGAGTGGACATGGAATGACATTTCAACAATTGACTATAGAAACATTCCTAAATCCGACTGTTGGACTTTCGGATTCCCGTGTCAAGATATCTCAATTGGAGGAAAAACACAAGGATTTGATGGGAAAAGATCTTCTCTATTCTTTGCAGTTACTAAATTATTACGCCAAACAAAAGAATGGAGTCCCGAAAGATTACCTAAAAAATTATTCATTGAAAACGTTAAAAATTTTCTCTCAGTTAACGGAGGATGGGACTTTCTCAAAGCCCAAATTGAATTGGGCGAAATCGGGTATGACTGTGAATGGGAATTACTCAATTCTAGAGAGTTCGGAGTTCCCCAAAGCAGAGATCGAGTATTTATTATCGGACATCTTAGAGGACACAGTAGACGAGAAGTATTTCCTATCAGAAGAACTATTGCAGCAACTCCGTTACCAAGAACAGGAGGGTTCAAAATAATTAATAATACTGTTCAAGGCTATGATTATGCTGGGGAAAATGATGTGATTAATTTCGCTTTCCCTGGATCAAACACAAGGCGTGGCCGGGTAGGACGTGGATATTTTCAAACGATAGATACCCAATGTTCACAAGCAGTTCTAGATAAAGGAAGATGGCGGCAAATTACACCACGAGAAGCGTTTCGTATACAAGGATTCCCTGATTGGGCGTTCGATAAAGCAAGAGAAGTAAACAGTGATGTGCAGCTGTTTAAACAAGCGGGAAACTCAGTGACTGTACCAGTCATTTATGAAATAGCAAAGAGATTAGTATAAAAATTTCATTTTGTAGAAAAGAGGGAAATCATATGAAGAAACTAACTTTCAAGTTATTAAGTAAATTAAGGATCATCAAAAAGAAGCCAGAAACCATAATAAATCTATCTCGAAAAGAGAATGAAGTGACTGTTGATTTAGGACAAATCATTGTTACTGGAACGCCTCAAAACATAACTGTATTCATGACAGAAATGACTAAAATGCCTCATGTTGCAAAAGGAGGAGAGGGAATATGTCATTAGTAGTGAATTTGAAAGAACTCCAAGAAAAAGCCATTGATGAAAAGGTATTGAAATTTGCAGAGGAAATGGAAGGCGCAATAACTGAAAGTGCTGCAAATGGATATTCAGGCTATAGATATCAAATTCATAAAGAAAATCCAGACAAGCATATTATGCATTCAAAGCTATTCAAGGAAAAGTTACAAGAATTAATGGATGGTGTGAAAGTTGAATTTAAGAAAGAAGAAAAGAAGAACATTTTAGGTGGATCTTACTACGAACATTACATCCGTTTTAGTTGGAACGACTAATTTCTTTATAAATTAATCCTTTTAAAATAAAAAAGAAAAAAGCAACTTGTATTGGGGACAAGTCACTTTTTTCGAGTGGCAATGTTACATTTATTATAACAGGACAAATGTAGTATCTAAATGAATGAAAAATACAAATTTTAGACAAAATTCGAGATTACAAATGAATACAGTCCGGCTAGAAAACTAGAGGACACCAATTCATTAAAGCGGCAATCCAAGCTGTTTTAGGAATAGGTGTCCTTTTTATTTTGAAAAGGGAGATGGGGAAATGAAGGTGTTAAAGGATCAGCTACGTGAATGGAAAAAGCAATCAAAACAAGTAAAGAAGAAAGATAAGAAAAAAAGAAAAGAAAAATTAAGTACTCGTGACATTGAAGATTTAATGGGGATTCGTGGACCGCGTTATGAGCGTAGACGTGGAGCATTAAGACAAAAATAATAACAATGGAGGAATTTAATATGAATAAACAACTATCATTCAAGATGCCAATTGTGGATGGAAAAAGAACAAAACAAGAAATCGAAAAAGTATTTAATGAGTATCGTAGATATTTAGCAACTATGCCATGTGATATGCTGCCAAAAGTGACAGCGTCGTATTCTATTGTTCCTCCATCGAATACAAATGAGTTTAATAGTTCGACTGAAAATATTGCAATAGAAAGAATAGAGTATGAACAAGAACGAAATAAATTTATGAGTTGGTTGTATGACGGTGTGAATCGTCTGAGAGATGATGAACGTGAAGTGATTGTGAAATTTTATATGGAACATGATTCTGGATATGATCAAGATATCTGGATGGATTTAGGTATAGGTAAAACAAAATATTATAAGTTAAAAGGACGAGCGATATTGCGTTTAGCTTTCAATCTAAAGAAAGAGGTGTTTCAAAAAACACGTAAACAAAAAGAGGGGCAAAGTATATGAATATTGTACAGCCGATTCGAGATAAAGAAATAATACAAGAAATAAAAGAGTTTTATAAGGAACAGAATGAGAGGAACTACATTCTGTTTCTTCTTGGTATTAATACAGGATTCAGAATATCGGATATTTTACGTTTACGTGTTCGTGATGTAGAAGGCTGGAATATTGTGATACGCGAAAAGAAAACAAGGAAGATCAAAGATGTGAAGATGCCTTCAGAGCTGAAGAGAGCTATCAGAAAGTATACTGAAGGAAAGCCAAAGAATGAATACCTTATTAAGAGTAGAAACGGAAAAAATAAACCGATTACTCGTGCAATGGCATATGTAATATTGAATCAAGCTGCAGAAGAGTTTGGGTTGGAACGTATCGGTACTCATTCACTTAGAAAGACATATGGTTATCACCATTACAAACAATTTAAAGATGTAGTTGCCTTGCAAAAGATGTTAAATCATACCGATCAGAAAGAAACATTGAGATACATTGGAATGGAGCAAGATACATTAAATGATTATCAAAGGAAGTTTAGAATCTAACTCCTTTATTTTTTTATCACTTATTGAATTAGCTTTAAACTGAAAGTGTCAAATTCATTTTTATAAAATGCGAAAAAGATTGGTATACCTAAGGTTAAACGCAATAGGTGAATTTAACACAATCCAGATTATAGCTAATTCATTTTCTAGGATTAAAGAACATATTTATTCAAAACTATGCGAAAAGAGGCTGAAAAACGATGTGAAAAAATGCAGAAATAAAAAACGCGAACTATTTGTGAACTATCTGCGGACTATTTGCGAACGATTTACGGACACGTTTTGGTTTTTGACATGATATATTTGTATTGTGAGAAGTGGCGGAAAACACAACTCACTATGTTGTTCTTATATTTCTAAACGGTTCGTAATGACGGCACATAAAATCCGAAACCAGCAGATGGTACTGATTGGATGTTACCGTTAATAAGGAGAGCTTTTGCTCTTCTTCCAGTTACTTAATAGTGTAGTGCAGAGGAATGTAGCAACATTAAGTAACTGGGAAAAGAATAAAACTTCACATACCGTAATCGAAAAGTAAATAAGTAAATGATAGTAAGCATCCATTCGGGTGCTTTTTATTATTTATATGGAAGGTGGAAACTATATGTCAGGTAAATATTTAAGTGATGAAATTGCAGAGAAACATTATGAAGAAGCGAAGCAATTTGTAATTGCGATGCAAGCTGCGTCAGTATCAATGATGCAACGTAGATTTAGAATTGGTTATATGAGTGCAGCTAAGATTATTGATCGTCTTGAAGAGAATGGGATTATTGGTCCGTATGAAGGAAGTAAGCCAAGAAAGATATTAGTACAAAAATAGCATCCATTCGGGTGCTTTTTATTTTGGGGGGAGGCGAAGAGATGAATCTAACGTTGCATAATGGAAATTTGAATAAGTTGGCAAGAGATACTTCACATGACAGTATCATCTTGAGAGTTGGTGAACAAGAAATGGTATCTCTGAAAAGCAATGGAGATATCTATGTTAAAGGTAAGCTTGTTGAAAACGATAAAGAAGTTGTAGATGGCATGAGAGAGTTCTTGAAGTTATCTAGGTAAAGAAAGACGCAAACGTGTTGCATTATATAGAGACAAGGGGTGAGAGGATGGAATTAAATAAGCTTGAAAAAGCAATGGTCATTGGAATAATCCTTCGTTCACTTCGTAGCAAGAAGAAAATAAAACAGTATGTGGGATTAGAAAGGTTACGAGATTTAATTAAAGTGTTAGATGAATTGCAAGAGAGTACAACTTTTGAAGATAGAGAAGAAGCCTTAACAAGTCTAATCGATAAGTTGATTGATGATTTGTTAGAGAAAGGTAAGAGGTGATGTAATGAACTGGTTAGACTTCCTTATAGGCTGCTGTGTAGGTTCTTTATTTGGGATTATATTTTGTTCTGTACAAGATATTAGATCGGTAAGTAGGAAAGGAATGAAAGCGGACGGACATATAATTTATAGATGTTTACTTTGTAAAACTGAACGTAAGTTAAAAGTCCATAAAAAAGATTATTGCGAAGTAAAGGTTTGTCCGAATTGCCTTGGAGTTTCTGTAGACATTTTTAAAATCGCTAAGTATAAACAAGTTGGTGAGAAATAACGATGGATAAAGAACATCTTATTCAATTAATAAAAGAAGAGAAGCTGATGAAGTTCTATAAATCTAAAGAATGGAGAGCTTTACGATTAAAAGCAATTGAGCGAGCTAAGAATGAATGTGAGCATTGCAAACAGAAAGGGAAGGTAACAACAAGGGATACACTTGATAAGCGTGGCCGTAAGATGAAGATGGATGTGAACCATATCAAACCAGTTAAGACGCATCCACATCTTGCCTTAGACTTAGACAACCTTGAATATCTTTGCGTTCGTTGCCATAACATTGCTGATGGTAAGGATAAGATGATTAGCAATAGTGAACCTAAGTTCATGAATGAGGAACGGTGGTAGTTATGATAATTGTGGATGGTAGTTGGACATTCGATACTGACTTAATGATTCAATGGGCTGAGAAGGACGAGCGCACGTCATATGAGCGTGACATGCTTAATCAGTTCCGAAAGTATTCTTACTGGCGTTACTGCCAAATAAGAGACTGTGTGAACCCAAGAAAGTGCAAACGACTTACACTTAATGATGTTAGAGAAAGATTGCGAGAAGAAGAGAATTTAATATTCACGACAGACATTCTAAAGATTTCTAGTGAAGAAGTCTTTTTTATTTTAGATTTTATTGAAACATACTTTGAATTAGTTTCTTAAACACCCCCCGGTCAAAAAGTTTGGCTTTTAGTAGGAGGACCAGTCAACGGGGGGAGGAGAGCGGTTAAAACATTTTTGCGAATTAAAAAGTAAGAGGGGGGGTACTTGTGCGGAAACTATCAAAAAAAGCACAGATAAAGCAAGATTTATTACAACAATTGGAAAACAGTGGTTTGTATGGTATGCACTACATTGATCTTGTTGATGATTACATGACGATGTTTGATGTGAAAAATAAGTTAGCAAGAGAAATGAAAAAGAATGGACCAATGATTGAATGGCAAAATAGTGAGAGTCAAAAGGGAGTCAAAGCGAATCCAGCTACAAAAGAATTTCGTGAGACAAACAAGCGCATGACAGAATTATTAAAAGTGCTTGGTTTGAAAGAACCAGTATATGAAGGTAATGATGATGATGATGACATCTAGAAATTCAACTACATATAAGTATCATCCTTACATCGACGAGTATATGCGTATGGTTGAAAATGAGGAAATACAAAGTTGTAAAGAACAAAAACAACTCATGGAGTTTCTTCGTTGGAAGTTAGATCAACCTGGTGTAGTGATTGATGCAGATGCTATTGAAAAATCAGTGGAAAAGCCAGCCCCCTATTTTTCTTTTTCATTATTTGCTTGGCAAAGGTTCTGTAATGCATTTTTTTATGGTGTGCGTTATGATGACGGCCGTCTTATGTTTGACAGATATCTATTATTACTTGGTCGTGGGGCAGGTAAAAATGGATATATCAGTTATGACTGTTTTTATATGCTAAGTGGTCATCATGGGATTAAGAATTATGATATAGATATAGTGGCAACTTCAGAAGATCAGGCTAAAACCTCATTCGAAGATGTTTTAAACATTTTAGAAACGCCCAAATTTGCAAAGAAATTAAAAAAGGTTTTTTATAAATCCAAAAAACTCATTAAACATTATAAAACTAAATCTAAATTTGAATTTAATACGTCAAATGCTCGTACAAAAGATGGTAAGCGAAGTGGAACTGTTATATTTGATGAATTACATGAGTATGAAGATTATTCAAATATAAAAGTTTTTACATCGGGTTTAGGAAAAAAGAAAGATCCAAGGATTTTCTATATTACAACAGATGGAAATGTCCGTGGTGGAGTATTGGATGATATGAAAGACGAAGCTCAGATGGTGTTGAATAAAGAATTACCACATTCCACACTGTTTCCTTTCATATGTAAGCTTGATGATGAAAAAGAAGTCCATGACGAGTCTAAATGGGAAAAAGCAAATCCTTCATATAGATACAATGAAAATTTACAACATGAAATGCGAAAAGAATACCATGATATGAAACGTAACAGTGCATTACGTATTGAGTTCATGACGAAAAGAATGAATTTACCCGTCGAAGATACGAGAAAAGAAGTTGCTACCTATGAAGAAAGATTAGCTACAGAGCAGCCGTTCCCTGAAAATATTCAAGGGATAGAATGCATTGGAGCGGTTGACTTCGCGCAAATTCGTGATTTCTGTTCGGTTGGAATTTTATTTAAAAAAGATGGGAAACGATATTGGAAGCAGCATACGTTCATGCATCATACAGCGCCTAAATTGCAAGATATTAATCCGGACATTATTCGAATTGCAATTGAAAAGGAATTGCTTACTGTTGTTTATGACAAATCAATTAGTGCGGAACATGTACGAGATTGGTTCGTAATGATGAATAAAGAATACCGTATAAAAAAAGTCAGCATGGATTTATATCGTTCAGCTATTTTAAAAGAATCGCTTGAAGAGGCGGGTTTTGAAATTGAAATTGTTCGTCGTGGTCCAGCGACGCATAGCAAACTTGCTCCACTTGTAGAAGAGATATTTATCAAACATACTGTTGTTTTTGGTGATGATCCGTTAATGCGTTGGTATGTTGGAAATGTTTATAAAGAAGAAAAAATGAATGGCAATATTGAATATAAAAAGGTTGATAAAGAGAAGCGAAAAACAGATGGTTTTTTCGCTTTTTTACATGCACTTAATTGTGATAGTGAGTTAAAAGAGTCAAATACTTTAACGAAAGAAAATGTTAGAAAGATATTTAAATCATTTAGTGTATAAAAGGTGGTGAGAATGTGGGATTAAGAGATTGGGTAAGAGGTTTTTTTGGAAGCAAGAAGACGCTGACTTTAGATTCATGTTTTTATGAATTAGGAGTTGACTACTTTTATAAAAAGTTAGCTGTAGAAAGTTGTATTGATTTAATTGCAAATGCTTTAACAAGGTGTGAATTTCAAACTTTTGAAAAAGGGAAAGAAAAACGTGGTGAAAATCATTATTTATTAAATGTACAACCAAATCAAAATCAAAATGCATCGGAATTTATGCATAGTTTGGTAAATCATTTAATCATGGAAAATGAATGTGTAGTTATTATGCAAAATGAGCAATTGTACATTGCAGATTCCTTTCATGTTAATAAGTTTGCATTAAAAGAAAATATATATAAGGACGTAACTGTTGGTGAGCTTACTTTTGAAAAATCATTTAATGAATCAGAAGTGTTTCACTTTAAACTCAACGATCGTAATATTATGCAAATTATAGATGGAATGTATAGTAGTTTTGGGAAACTGCTTGCATCTTCAATTGATTACTATAAAAGAAAGAATAATAAACGTTTGTTAATCAAAGGTGATTTTTTAAGGGCGCAAGATCCAGAAACACAGGCGGCAGTCAACGAAATGTTCGAGGTCCAGTTAAAAAATTGGTTTAATGCTGATAAAGTGGGATCAGCTTTCCAATTACAGGATGGTTATGTTCTTGAAGACATGAGTGATGATAGTAAAAACGGTGTAGCAAATAACAGTACGAGTCGTGATATTAGTGATTTAATCAATGACATATTTAACTATGTAGCAGTTGCTTTTCATGTTCCTATAGGGATTTTAAAAGGCGATGTAGCGGACATTGAAAAGCAATTAGATTCGTTCTTAGCTTTTTGCATTAATCCGATTGCTGAATTGATTCAAGATGAATTTAACCGGAAGATGTATAGCAAAGAAGAATATATAGACCGCACATATTTAAAGATTGATACAACGAAAATTAAGGTTGTTGATATTACGAAACTAGCAACGGCATTAGATAAGCTCTTTGCAATTGGTGGTTTATCTATCAATGATATCTTAATTATTCTTGGTAGAGAGCCAATTGAAGAGGAATGGGCAAATAAACGCTTTGTTACAAAGAATTATCAAGAAGCTGATTCTTTGGAAGGAGGTGAGAAGAATGGAGGTAACTAAGATGTATAAAAATGAAGCATTTAAAAAGTACTTAAACTTGGAAAAACCAAAGAATGAAGGAGAAAATGATATTTATGTTTACGGTACAATCGGTGAGAGTTGGTGGGAAGAATCAGTTTCAGCTAATGCGATCAAGCGTAAATTAAATAACGTCAAAGAGGGTGACATTCATTTATATATCAATTCATTTGGCGGTAGCGTATTTGATGGGATATCAATTTACAACCAATTAAAAAGACATTCCTCAAAAGTTATTGTTCATGTTGATGGTATTGCGGCTTCAGCAGCATCATTAATTGCTATGGCTGGAGATGAAATTATTATGCCAGCCAATTCAATGCTAATGGTCCATCGGGCGTCTACATTTGCATGGGGCAATAGAGAAGTATTTGAACAACAATTAAATGCACTTGATAAGATCGATCAGTCCGTTACAAATACTTACATGAAACGTTTTGTAGGTGAACGTTCTGAAATGGAAGACTTATTAAAAAATGAAACATGGTTAACCGCAGAAGAATGTAAGGCGTTTGGTTTGTGTGATGAAATTGCGGATGAAACAGAAGAGCCTAACGAAGAACCAAGTGCAGAAGATGTGAAAAATAATTTACTTCAGAAATACACAGCAAAGGCAGGGCAAAAAACGTCAAATCAAGTTGAGGGCGTTGAAGAGCCTAAAAAACCAATAACTAATATGATGATGAACTACTTGGAAAATAACAAGTAGTTCTTTTATTTTGGAGGGAGAATCATTTATGACGATTAAAAATCTAGATCGTGTAGATAACAGTATGGAAGACGTGAAAGACGAATTTAAAGCAGCAATTGAAAAGAATGATAATGAAGCATATGCAAAAGCCATGACGAAAATGGCGAATGTAATTCAAACAAACATTTTGAGTGAAGTTACGCCAGCGGTTCAAACTGAAATTGCAAGTAATTTAAATAATCAAGCAGTATTAAACTCCCGTGGGTTACATGCTCTAACTAACGAAGAGCGCTCATACTACAATGAAGTAATTGCAAGTGGTGAAGCATTTGCAGGAGTCGAAAAATTAATTCCAGCGACAGTTATTGATCGCGTGTTTGAAGAGTTAGTAAGAAATCGTCCTTTACTTCAAGCAATTGATTTTATTAATGTAACAGGATTAACAGAATGGATTATGAAGAAAGGTGAAATTCCAGCAGCATGGTGGGGGAAATTATGCGATGACATTAAACAGGTCATTGATGAAGGATTTGAGAAAGTTCAATTAAACCTTTATAAATTAAGTGCATATATCCCTGTTTGTAAAGCGATGTTAGATCTAGGTCCAGAGTGGCTAGATCGTTATGTTCGTACAGTTTTGATGGAATCTATGTATATTGCTCTTGAACAAGCTGTCATTAGTGGTACAGGTAAAGAGCAACCTATTGGTATGATGAAAGATTTAGAAGGGGCTGTAGTTGGTGGGATTTATCCAGATAAAAAAGCAGTCGCGCTAAATGATTTATCGCCCAAAACATTAGGGAAAGAAATTATGGCGCCACTTACAAATAACGGAAAGAGAAATGTGGCTAATGTAATCATGGTTGTAAACCCTATGGATTATTGGGCCCGTATTTTCCCAGCCATCACTTTCCAAAATGCAAATGGAGAATACGTTCAAAATACAGCTATTCCTATTCAGTTTATCCAATCAACAGAAGTTCCTAATGGGAAATCAGTAACTGGGATGGCGAAAGATTACTTTCTAGGAGTGGGCTCTACACAAAAAATTGAATTCTCAGACGAAGTGAAATTCATCGAAGACGAGCGTGTATATATTGGTAAACAATATGCAAATGGTCGTCCGAAGGATAATAAATCGTTCCTTGTGTTTGATATTAGTAAATTAGGAGAGAAAGCAAGTACTCCAACGGCTTAATGGTTAGAAGGTGATACAAATGGATAATCTTTTGCAAGAATTAAAAGACGTTCTTAAAATCACATGGAATGAAGAGGATGCTAGTTTAATAAAACTTTTGGAAAAAGGAGAGGCGTATTTGTTGGGTTTAACAAATGCGTCTTTTGATTTTTCAAAGGAGCTAACGCCGAAAGATTTGCTGTTAGAACGTTGTCGGTATGTCTATAACAATGCAGGTGATGAGTTTGAAAAAAATTATAAAAATGAATTATCCAGGCTTATTTTAGATGTGGCTTTAGGAAAAGTTGGTGTAATCAATGGCTCTAAAAGCGTATAGAGAAACACTTAACGATGGCTTTTTGCAATATGGATATAAGAAAACAAAGCGTTCTGAGGGTGGAAAGAATGTTGGCGGGGTCTTCCATCCAGAGGGAAAGCTTGCTTATAAAGAAATGTCTGCTCGTGATAGCGACTATCAAATGGTTGGAGTTTTAACAACAGGATTAGATTTAAAAGTAAAAACTTTGTACCCACCTTCTTTTAAAAAGATTAACAAAAACAAATTAAAGGTAGAGATTGATGAAGTTGAATATGACGTAATCAAAGTGGACCCAGATTCAACAAAGAAATATCTTTATTTTTATTTACAGCAGGTGGTGAAAACTGGTGAACGAAAAGCCGAAGAAATTAATGAAGGAACAACGGTTAGGGATTAAAACCAAACTAGATGACTATTTCAAATTGCTAGTAGTTGAGGATGAATTAGCAGAAGACGAAGAAGAAGAGATGGCTGAAGAAGGCTATAACTGTTTTCTAATTGAATATGGTGAATTTCAACCTTCGTCAAATGAACGTACCATTTCTCAAAATGTGTATATTACTTATTTATCCGAAAAGCAAGATGATTTAGAAGAACAAATTATTGATATTATTTCATTAATTAGTGGTGTGAAAAGATTATTATTTGTTTCGTCTAAAAGTGATCGTTTCCAAATGAAAGATACAGATCGTTATATTGACCGTGTTGTTTTTACGTTTAAGAGGGTGATTCCATTTGAGTGCATTTGAGCTTGATTATGAAGCGATAGAAAAGCTTGAAGAAAAAATGCGGTTATTACCAAATAAGATGGAACCTACAATCAATACCATTCTCCACACGGATGGTATACGAATTGCAATAGAAGAGATTACAAAGCTTATTCCGGTATCTCGTTCTAAATGGAGTGTTCGAAATAAAACCCATGCCAAAGATAGTAACTGGTCAAAAAGCGAAAAGATGAATTTAGGTTTTAGGATATTAGCCCGTGGTGGGGCAGCTAATAAAAAAGGATCGTTTGGTTATCTAGTATTCCCGAACGAAGGAAGGGGTTCACATAATCCCTTAGAACAACGATTTGCGGAGCGTGGGATTGTAAACGCTAGGCCAAGAATTTTAGGAGAGCTACACAAAGGTGTAGATAAAGTATTGGAGGAGGAATTTTAAATGGTTAAAGTAATTGAAGAATTTGATTCCGTGTCGATTGCGAATGCAAGTATTCAATTTAAGAAGAAAGGAACGCAAGAACCTGGAACAAAATTTGGATGTGTAGGATCAATTGAAGGGGAACCAGAAAACAAGGAAATGAAAAAAACATGTGGTGGCGTGACGTTGAAAAAGAAATCGAAAACCACGGAACTTAAAGTTACTGTTTCAGCGCATATTCCTGTTAAAGTAGCAAGAGATTATTTTGGTTTTAATACAACTGGATTAAAGCCGGGTGTATGGGCGTTCGGTAGTGATTCAAAGGGATATGATTTTGTATTTACAGCAGATGTGGTAGATGAGTATCAAGATGTTGTAAAACTTATTGCGTTTCCAAATTGCTCAAACTCCACTGGTTTTAAATTTGCTATTGCGAATGGTGAGGAAGAATTAGCAATGATGGAATTAGAATTCACAGCCTTACCAGATGACTTAAAGAATTTCTATTATGAAGCGTTTGTGGATGAATTAGCAGATGCAACAGTCGCTCAAAAGTGGCATACACAATTTAATTCAGCTCTTGTAAAAGGAACAACTTCAGCTTAAAGCCCTAGTTTCATACAGGGCTTTTTCTTTTGGATTTAAATAAGTGAAAAATGAAAGTGGGGAAATTGAAGATGAAAGTACAAAAAATAACACTAAAAGAAGTCGAATTTGTAGAAGTAGAAGGTGAGTATGAACAACGTTTTATTAATAAACAAAATTATCCGGCATTTTTAACAAATTATGCTTTGAAAAAGGGGCAAGAAGAAGGGCTTATTACTAGCTCGATTATTGCTGATATCGTGAAATTCCAAGCATTAGATGGATTAAGAAATGAGGATAATAAAGATTTATCAGCTTTAGAACAAATCGATCAAACAAGTATTCATAAAGTGATTTATATGGCGTTTAAAGGCGCAAACCCAAAAGAAAAGTTAACATTTGATGATTTCTTACAGAAGTATCATGATTCATTAGCAGAATCTATGGAACTATATACGAAGCTGGTTGTTGATGTAATTAGTCAAGATCCAAATCAATTTGCCGCAGCATTGAAAAAAAGTACAAATAGCGGCGGTAACGGTGAAAAAAAGTAAAAAATCCAGACATTAAAATTGAATGTGTGGAAGATAAATACGTCTTGTATTGTCTAGTCTCTGGAATAGATGCAGAGACTTTTTGGCATGAGCCAATTTCGTCTGTTGAGCGTATTTACGCAGGGATTACAGCGTTTGAAGCATGGCGTAACAATCCCAAGTAAAGGTAGGTGAGATAATGGCAAGAAATAATTCGGAAGTTGAAGTTATATTTAAAGCGCAAAATAAAGATTTTAATGATGCTATGAAGGGCATGAATCAGGAAACTAAAAAACTTCGTCAAGAAATGAAATTACAAGAAGAACAGATGAAGTTAAATGCTACTGATTCAGAAAAGCTACAAGCAAAGCTTCAAAATCTTTCTCAACAATATGCAGTTGCACAAAGGGCTACGCAAGCAACGGCTGAACATTTACAACGTGCTAAAGAACTGTACGGAGAAAATTCTACTGTCGTAGCGAAGCTAGAATCAAAATTACGAAGTCAACAAATAACAGAACAACAGTTAGCGAATAGTATTAAACAAACTTCTGAAAGTTTAAAACAGGCGAGAGATGCTGAACAGGAAAGAACAAGTGAAACAGCTAAAGCGGCTCAAAAACTGAAAGAGCTAAAAGGACAGGAAGAGCAGTTGCAATCTTCTCTTTCTAAGTTGAATGCTCAATACGAGTTACAAAAAGCAACGCTAGGTGAGAATGCTTCAGAAATAGAGAAGTTACGTTTAAAAATAGATAACCTTGGAGAGCAACATACTGTTGCAGCTAGTAAAGTACAAAATTATCAAAAGCAGTTAGATCAAGCCAAACAGCAGTATGGTGAAAATGCTAGTGAAATCCAAAGATATGAAACGCAGCTAATACAAGCTCGGACAGCAGAACAGCAGTTGCAGAACCAATTAAGTGCGACAAATAGAAGTTTGCAGGAACAAGAAAACGCAACGAAACAGTTAAAGACATTCTTTGATGCGACTGAAACGAGTGTAGATCATTTTGCAAATGCATTAGGGAATAACCTTACAAACGCAATACGAAACGGTACAGCGACAGCTAGGCAGTTAGAACAAGCGATCCAAATCATCGGCCGTGAAGCATTAGGTTCAGAAGCAGATATTGAGAAATTACAGCGCTCTCTTCGTTCTATAGATGATGGGAACTCATTACAACAAGTTCGAAATGACTTGAGAGACATTTCACGAGAAGCAGAAAGAGCATCGCACAGTTTTAAAGAATTAGATATCGGTTTAGAAAATATTCTTGGTGGATTAATGGCTGGCGGTGGTATTTCAGGAGCCATTGAGCAAGCGCTTGATACCTCTAAGTTAAAAACAAAAATTGACGTCTCTTTTGAAGTTCCAGCATCCTCTAAAAAATCAGTAGAAGAAGCGGTTCGCGGTTTAGAAGCTTATGGTGTTGATGTGGAAGAAGCACTGGAGGGTACACGTAGACAATGGGCATTAAATCAAACTGTAAGCGATAAGGCTAATGCTTCCATTGTAAAAGGAGCAGGAGCCATTGCAAGTGCTTATGCAGGTATAGATTTTACTGAGTTAATTCAAGAAGCGAATGAAATTGGTAATGAATTAGGGATAACTAGTGATACGGCTTTAGGGCTAACGAATCGTCTGTTGAAAATTGGCTTTCCTCCTGAGCAATTAGACATTATTGCTGAATATGGTGGGCAGCTAACACGAGCGGGTTACAATGCTGAAGAAGTACAAGCGATTATGGAGGCTGGTGTTGATACAGGTACCTGGAATTAGATTATAGTTCCCTTGTATGGTGACATACAATGAAAAACTCCTTTAATTCAGTGGAACTCTCAAATGAGACAATACTGAGCGAAGCCTTTTAATTAAGGAACGTGCAACGACTAGTCGAGAGACGTAGGGTGTAAGCAAACGACACTCGAAACGGGGAGCAACTCAAGTAGTTGAAGATATAGTCTAATCTATGCGGTGACGTATAGCAGTTCATAAGAGAACGGGCGTGACGTTGCGAATCACGTTGACTACAAATGATTGATAATCTCTTAGATGGATTAAAAGAAGGCCGTATTAAAGCGGCTGAATTTGGTCAAGGTGTCGACAAGTCTATGAAAGAAGCTCTTGAAGGTACTAAAATATCGGCTGATCAGTTAGAAAAGTGGGGGCAATCTGTCGCTAAAGGCGGTAAAGAAGGTTCAGCAGCTATGACAGAGATTGCTAAAGCATTGGCTAGTATTGAAGATGAAACAAAGCGAAATGAGATTGGTGTTAAGCTTTTCGGAACGATGTATGAAGATCAAGGCCAGAATATCACCAATACACTTATTGGTGCTCAAGATAAAGTTATAGATTTAAACAAGAATCAAGAACAGCTAAATGAAATGATTAAGAAAATGGATGCCAGCCCAGCTGTAAAGTTTCAAAAAGCTATGAACGACTTGAAAATGGCGCTTGAGCCTGTTCTGGGCGTCATCGCTGATGTAATAAGTGCTTTTGCGGGCTTCGTTTCGGAACACCCAGCGTTATCAGCAGCTATAACAACAATTGTAACCGCGCTTGGAATCCTTGTTGGAGCATGCATGGCTTTAGCCCCAGTGTTTGTCACCTTATCCAGTATAGCTGGTATATTGGGCGTAAGTATTGGGGCTGTTGCTGGTCCAGTTGCATTGGTAGTTGGGGGAGTAATAGCCGCATCCGCAGCTATTACCGGATTGGTCATTTGGATGCGGAATTTGTGGCAAACCAATGAAGGGTTCAAAAATAGCATTACGAGTGTAATTGAAAGCGTTCAAAATTTTGGACACGCATTATCTTCACTAGGTAAATATCTATTCTATACGGCTGTTGATGGAGACTATTTAAATGATTGGATTACTCATTTGCCAAAAGGATTTCAAGATGCGGCTGAAATGATAGGATTGGCAGTTAGTAAGATACGTGAAGCATGCCTTCATCTTTTTGATGCAGTAAAAGCGGTCTTTTCGGGAGATTTTAGCCAGTTAGGTGAAATTTTTAAGATGATTGGCCCTACAATCGCAGGAGCAATTATTGGTGGGCTTCCTGGTGTGCTCGTCTCGGTATCTCGTTATTTACCAGCTATAGCGGAGTATTTGAATGCAAACTCAGGGATTATTCTTGAAACTATTACAAATATTTTTACCAATATAGCTAACTTCGTAACAACAGTATTACCGCAATTTCTTGAAGCGGGATCACAAATGATTTCAAACCTTGTGAATGGTTTGGTTGTAGCGGCTCCAATTATGCTCGAAGCCATCGTTGGGATTATAAATACAATTTCGCAGATGATTGCTACCTATCTCCCTATGATTGTTCAAATGGGAATACAAATCATTCAAACTTTAATTTCTGGGATTGTACAAGTCTTACCTACTCTGATAGAAACAGGACTTCAATTGATTCTAACTTTAATAAACGGAATTATGCAGATGCTTCCACAGTTAATCCAAATAGCTGTAACGATTATTCAAACTATTATTAATGGAATTATGTCATTTCTACCTCAGTTAATTGAAATGGGAATAAATTTATTAGTTTCATTAATTACAGGAATTACACAAGCTTTACCGATGATTGCTTTAGCGATTATTACAGTCATTACAACTTTAATTGAAGCCATTACAGCGAATTTACCTATGATTATTGAAGCTGGTGTTAAGGTTTTAACTAGCTTAATAGACGGAATCATTAAAATGCTACCGCAACTTATTGATTTAGCGATAAATCTTATCACCAAAGTGGCGGATACTTTATTAACAAACTTACCTAAAATAATTGAATCCGGTGTAAAGATTTTAATGGCCATTATTGATGGAATTGTAAAAGTGTTACCACAGCTTATTAATGCAGCATTAGATTTAATTGTCAAAATAGCATCCACATTAATTGCAAACTTGCCGAAGATACTTGAAGCTGGTGTGAAAATTTTACTTATGCTGATTGCTGGTATTGTAAAGGTGATACCGGAATTAATAGCAGCAGCATTAAAGTTAATTGTTACTTTAGCAGGGGAATTAATTAAGAATCTACCTAAAATCCTTGAAGCGGGTGTTCAACTAATTTGGGCTTTAATAAAAGGGATTGTCAGCATGGTAGGGCAATTAGGTTCGACAATTGTAACAGATATTGTACCGAAAATCGTTGACACATTAAGAAAAATCGATCTATTTAAGATAGGTAAAGATATCATAAGTGGATTGATAGATGGTCTAGGTAGCATGGCTGGTAAAGTGTTAAGTAAGGTGAAGTCTATAGGTAACGATATTCTTGATGGTTTTACTTCCTTCTTCGACATCCATAGTCCATCTCGAAAAATGAGAGATCAGGTTGGTAAACAAGTTGGTGCGGGGCTTGCTGTTGGTATGGAACAATCAATGTCAACAGTTCTTGCGGCAGCTAAAAACTTAGCAAATTCAGTGTATACGGTATTAGAAACTACGTTAAATACTTTCAATAGCTCCACTTTAAACGACATGAATAATAATAATCCTCTTCGGAGTTATTTTGAGGCAATACTGGAAGATGGTGACTATCTTAATGATTGGATTACTCATTTGCCTGTAGACATGAGGGATGCACTTAAAAAGGTTGGTAAAGAGCTTGAAGGTTATGATGTTAATAGTGGTATGAGCGAAAACAATCCTGTTGCTCGTTATATTCGTAGTGTATTAGAGAGTGGAGATCCTTTTCAAAAGATATTAGAAGAGGAATTTGTAGAGTCTGGAAAGTGGTTGGAGATAGGTAAGAAAGTAGCTGGTTTCAGAGAGCAGATTTTTAAAGATTTTTATAATGCTCCAAACCAAAAGTCAACCAAAGGTAATGTGTTACAATCCGCACTTAATAACATTTCAAACATGGTTGATGATACTTTTAAAAAGTTGAATTTATATGGGATAAATAAACAAGATAACATCGCTTCTAATCTGTCAGCATTAGCGACAGGAGCAGTTCAACCGATTGTTCAACAAATTGACAGTGGTCCTGTAGAAATTAATTTTTATAACACAATTAATAATGAACGTGATGTGGATCGTATGTTTGAAAAGGCAAATGATTGGTTTGCTGAGCGTGGTCGTAATGTAAAAATAGGAATAGGGAGGACTTAAATTGCTAGACATAGGTATCGATAATCAGTTAGCAAGTGACTATGGAATATGTATGGTAGAACGCCCTGTTATTCCTACAGCAGAACAGGAAGTAGAACATATTGAAGTGCCCGGTAGACATGGTTCACTTACAAAAAAAGGGGCGTTTAAAGACGTCCCTTTAAAAATAAAGTTCAATATGCTTGAAGAAGAGAATATTAAGCCATTAGTTCGGCGCATGAAGGCTTGGTTGATGAATGGCAAGACACTATATTTTACAGATGATGATGTGTATCGAAAAATTAAACATGTTGTAGTAGGTGATATTGCAAATGAAATTGAAGAACATGGTGAGTTTGAAGTCGACTTTACGCTTGATCCGTTTGAGTATACAGAAGATGCAAACATAATGTTGAGCACTCCTGGAACTATTTATAATCCAGGTACAATGGAATCAACTCCAATGTTGTTTGTTGCAGGGAATGGTACATTTCGAATTTTCATTAATGATGTTTCTTTTCAGATTAAAGATGTAAATAGTTCTGTTGTAATAGATTCAGAATTATTAGAGGCATACAGTGGTACAGTATCAATGAATGATAAGATGATTGGTGGTTTTCCAGAATTCCAAATAGGAGAAAATAAAATAGAGTGGTCAGGTGCTATTCAATTTATTTCAATTCAACCAAGATGGAGATATAAATAATGATTACTTTATATAAACCAAATGAAACAGATTTTACGCATAACGGAATTGGTGTTTTAGATAAACATATTTATAGTGCAACTGTTGAGGAAGAACTCAACGGTTTATTTAATTTTAATTTTAATTATCCTTTATTTGCTCCATATGGAACGAAGATTGACGGAATGAGCATCATAAAAGTTCCTACTCCTGATGGGGATCAGTTATTTCGCGTGGTGACTCCTAAAGTGAGCATGGGAGAAATCAAAGCGGTTTGTTATCACATTTTTTATGATTTAACGGAAAACTTGATTGAAGATATATTTATACAGCCTACAAATGGTACTGGGGCTATGGCTAGGTTATCATCAGGTTGTCAATATAAGCATCCGTTTACTTTTTATTCTGACGTAACGAATATATCCACCGCACGTATTGTTCGAAAGAATCCAGTGGAAGCAATGTTGGATACGAGCCAAGATAACTCATTCGTGAATCGATGGGGCGGGGAATTAAAAAGAGACAACTTCGATGTTAAGATGCTGAAAAACCGAGGAGCTAATCGTGGAGTAGTAATAAGACATAAAAAAGATTTGTTAGGTTATGAAGGAAGTGTGGACTGGAAAAGCCCTACTACCAGAATTATGCCGCAAGGGTTTGACGGATTATTATTACCAGAAAAATATGTAGATAGTCCACTGATTCATAAGTATCCACATCCGAGAATACGAGTTATTGAATTTAATCATATAAAAGCAGCTATTGGTAAAAATGCAAATGATGAAGATGCATTACCTGTAGAAGAAGCGTATAACAGGTTACGTCAAGCCGCTAAAGCTATGTTTGATATTCAGATGGTAGATCAACCAAAAGCGACATATAAGGTTGAATTTCAAGAGTTGTCTCAAACAGAGGAGTATAAAGAATATAAAATTTTGCAGCGTGTCTGGATGGGCGATATTGTTACAGTTAAACATGAGGAAGATGGTATTGATATTCAAGCAAAAGTTATTGCGTATAAATATGATCCGATTAAAAAGGAATATATCAATGTAACCATTGGAAACTTTAAAGAATCTTTTACAGATATGGCTGGTAAGGTAGATCAAATCCAACAAGATTTATCCAATATGCCAGGATCTTTACTGGATGCAGCGAAAGAAAATGCCACAAAATTAATCAATTCGGGATTTGGTGGAAATGTACGTGTATATCCAGACCGAATTTTAATTATGGATACCAAAAATGAAATGACAGCTTCAAAAGTGTGGCAGTGGAACATAAACGGATTAGGGTATTCATCAAACGGGGTAAATGGTCCGTATGAAATAGCAATGACAAAAGATGGGCGTATTGTTGCGGATTTTATTACAACTGGAGTATTGAATGGAAATTTGATTCGAGGCGGAGAAATAACAGGAACTACTCTTAGAACTGCCAATGATTCTAATTATGTCTCTATTTCCAAACAGTTTATTAGGTTAATGGAATCGTATATCACTCGGATTTTCATGGGCTATTATATAAATCAAAGTAATATCATGCAACCCACTATTGTATTAGGTGGCAACAATGATATAACAGCAACGCAGGGTGCAGTGTTAGTTTACCAACTCGAAAGTTCTCCCAAGTCAGGAGGAATCGGAATATCAAATGGATACCTAAATGGTGATCCAAACAGAGTCTATTTTTCAGCGGGCCTTGCGTTTAATCAAAATGGACATGCAGAACTAAGAGCGGATCAAAGCCTAGAACTAGAGTCAAAAGCATCCTATGCTTCTTTGAGAAGCCAAAATAATCTTTTTCTGGAAAGTAGAACAGGTGGTGCTTATTTCACTGCAAAAGAAGGGTTTAATTTCCGCCAAAATGGAGATCGAGTTGTTGATTTGAAGTTGACACCTGGTGGAGATAGTGACATTGTATTTCAGAACATTTTATTACGGAACAACAGAAATTATGAAAATACCTATGTGCAAGTGAAAAGTGCTGGGGGAACTTATTTCAACGGTGTTTTAGCAGCAGATTTTAAAGTATCTTCTAAAAAGAAATATAAAACGAATATACGTGATATTAAATTTGATGCGTTAGAGAAGGTAATGGGATGGGAAATTAAACAGTATAACCTTAAGACAGAAGTAGCCGAGTTGTATGATATGCGTATGAAACGTAAAGAAGGAGATCCAATCCTTACAACAAAGGATATTACAACTCATTATGGAATTGTACTTCCGGATGAATCAAAAGAAAATGGTGTTGGCATATATGGAATGATTTCGCAGACTGTTAAAGCATTTCAGGAGTATGTAGCTAAAACAGATGCTAGAATCGAAGAATTAGAGACGATAAAGCCTAAAGGAAATATAAAACACAGGAACAAAGTAAAACGTCAAAGAAGACCGCCTAGACGCGTGAAAAGGAATAGTTAGAGAGAGGTGTAGTCATGCGAAATGAGGAAATTATTATAGATTTAGCAGATCCTGTGTTTACCAAAACAATTCGTTCGAGGCAAAATGATAAAAACGGATTGAAGATTACTGTAAATGTAAGAGAAAAGGGGCAACTTGTTGATTTAACAGGGTATGCAGTGAAGTACGAAGCGATTAATCAAGTCGGACTGTTTGTTCGGGATGATGCCCAAATAGTTGATGCAAAGAATGGCGTGTTTTCATACACATTGTCCTCGCAAGCTGTTTCCACATCGGATGATTGGACAGCTTATTTTGTTATGGAAAAAAGTACAGAACGAATGAGTACACCAGACATTCGGATTACATTAAGACGTGATGTGAAAGAAGGAAATATTAAAATCGAAAACTATATTTCTGAGTTTGAGATTATTAAGAAAACATTAGATGAGTTGCAGCAGAAATTAAATGCTATGGATGTTGTTAGGAAAAGCGGAGACACCATGCCTGGCAACCTCTTGTTTGACAGGGCAGGTACAGCCAATACTAACAAAATAGCATTTTCTACGACAGGAGTTGAAGAGCTCAACTTCTACCAAACAGGGGATGGTTATTACGGGATTAGGGATGTTAAAGGAAATCAAGGTGTTTGGGATTATAATCGTAACAATAAAACCTTTAATGTTTCCGCTAATACAAACCTTGTTAAGAAAGCTGGCGACATTATAAATGGATTACTTGAATTTAAGATCGATAACGCAATTGTGCTAGGAAGTCGTTCTTTTAAATCAGTTATTCATAAGGGTTCACAGGGAGAGCTGATATTTGCTCCTTCTACAAAAGAACAAGGAGATTCTTGGGATTGGTCCAAACGAGTAGAATTTCGGACAGATGGGACAATTAGACAAGCAAATGATACAGGTTGGATTAGCCTTCCTACAACTGGAGTAGAGAATGTTCCTGATAGAATTTTGAAGTACAAGAGAAGTGGGGAACAAATATCTGTCATTGGATCAGTTAAATATCTAGGAAATACAACAGTATTTGCAACCCTTCCGGCTGGATTTCGCCCTGTACAACATATTGCTTTCCCAGCACTTGCATATGGCAATGGACCAACAGTTTGTGAAGTTACAGTTAAAAGTGATGGTGGAATTTTCTTGAATGGTGTTCAAAATGGAAATGTCATTCATATTGCGATGAGCTTTTTAATTTAGTTATTACAAGTCAAGCGTGCATAAGCAGGCTTTTTTATTTTGTATAAAATAGGGCTTTTATTTGGAAAGGAGTTGAACCAATGCCAGAGCAAAAACATGATGATTTTAAAGAACTATTAGTAGGGTTAACAAGGGTAGAAACAAAGTTAGACACACTGGGTAACGTTAAGGATGTTGCGATTGAAGCGCAGCAATCAGCGAAAAGTGCTCATTTACGAATTGATCGATTAGATAAGTTAGTATTTTGGATTGGTACTACAGTAGTTGGAGCTATTATCACTGGTGGGATAATGGCTCTTTTTAAATTCGCAGGAAAGTGATCGTATATACGGTCACTTTTTTTATTGAAAGGAGGTGAGAATATGAAAAATCTTGATGTAGCATCAATTAGTCGCTATGTCGTATTAGTGATTGCTGTGATTAATAGTGTCTTAAATCTTGTCGGATACCAAACGATTGATGACAAAATCACAAACGATTTAGTAGCCGTAATTACAGGTGCATTCACTTTGTATATGGCGTGGAAGAACAATTATTTGAGCAATAAGGGACTACAACAAAAAGATGTATTAGAAAAAAATAACTTACATTAAAAGGAGAAATTGAATGATGGAAATTAAAAAAATGTTAGTACCAGAGAGTCGATATGGTGTTTTATGTCCATATGAAATGAATCCAACAGAAATCACATTCCACAATACTTATAACGATGCTCCAGCTATAAACGAGCGTAATAATGTTGCTAATAATAGCACTGGAACATCATTTCATATAGCTGTTGATGATAAAGAAGCTATTCAACTAATCCCTTTTAACAGAAACGCATGGCATGCTGGAGATGGTACTAACGGAAGAGGGAATCGTCATAGTATTGGGGTTGAAATTTGTTACTCTTTAAGCGGTGGTGATAGATATCGCAAGGCGGAATTAAATGCTATTAAAGTTATTCGTCAATTGATGGATACATTCAACATTCCAATTTCTAGAGTAAAAACTCACCAAGAGAGAAACGGAAAGTATTGTCCGCACAGAATGTTAGATGAGGGAAGAGTTGAATGGTTTAAATCACAATTAACACAAACGAGTCAAAATAATGAAGAGGTGGAGATTATAGTGAATAAATATAATAAAGTTGTTACGTATGAATTTGGGACAGCGTTAGTACCTACTGTTGTACAAATGATGGATGTATTAGGATATGAATCTCGTATTGTTTCTGTAGGTAATAAACAAGGTTTGATTCGATTTGAAACAGATTACCGTCAAGGAAATGAACTAGATCGAGCAACAGCGTGGTTAGATGCTAAAGGATTAAAGTATTACTATACAAAAGAATAATTTTATGAACAAAAATAAGAGCCGCCCTGAGGCGGCTTTTTTTAGTTTATATTAACTAATTCATCGAATTTAAATTCGGTATTTAAACCGAAAGCGTCTGTACAGTATACAGTTTCCAGCATCGGTTCGATATGTAATACATTTATGTACATGTCTTGGACTAATCCGTCACGATAGTATGAAATTAATATTTCCTCTTTATTTTGCATTGAATGAATAAGCCCTCGTTCAATCTGTTCGCGCATATCTTCTGTGATCGTTGGTTTAGGAATCTTATTCAAATCGTTTAGCATTTCCTTAATTCCTATAAATTGTTCTGGAAGTGAGGCGAACGGTCTCCACTTTATCATACCGCGCCCTTTCAATTTAGGTGTTCCCCAATTTTTGTTTTCCATAATGAGATCCCTCGATTCAAGCTGTTTGATCTTATTATACACAAACGTATGTTCTTTTAAAAGTCGTGAAAAAACCTATCTTTTGTGATTAGGCCGGCATTTGTTGCTTCGTTATCTAAAATTACCTTTTAGATAACGCACGTAGTATAGGTTTTAAAATTCTACCGAATATGCGATATGCGTTGAAAATAGATCGAATGACTTTCATTTAATCTCCACCTTAAAATTTATTTAATATTAGATTCTTCTTCAATCCAAATATCCTCTACATGCAAATTTAATACTTTTGCAATTTTAATGGCATTCCGTAAAGAAGGCTCACTTTTACCGTTTATGATTTGACTTAGTTGTTGTGGCGTAATTTGTACTCTTTTTGCTAGCGCTCCTTGTTTTATCATGCGATCATCTAAAATTTCTTTGAGCCTACATTTCATATTTATTCACCTCATCTTCGTATATTCGATAACAAAATGAAAATTCCTATTTACTTTTTTTAAGATGGACAAACAAGTTTTTATTTTCTAGTTCATATACCTATATCAAGACCACGAGGAATACCAAGTGGAACTAAGGACATCTAGAGGGGAGAGGATTACATGCGTTGGCAGTATAACCACTTGAATACAACTCCATATTTACATCCTTCAAAAGATTTGAGGGATATGTACAATGAATCAAGATCAAGAGTAGAAACAGAATCTATTTTAAACCACATGAAAAATCATGAAGTTTATGATCGGAAAGAATATAAAGGATATTTCAGTTTGTCGCAGGTATTAGAAGAAGATCTATATGGAGAGGAAGAAGATATTTTAAATTGGGAAATTCTAATGGATTGTTATGATGTTGTCCTTACGAGAAAAGGTATTTCATTTCGTGAAAAGGAAGAGGAGGAATGATTATGACTCTTGCAGGAGAAGCGGTAATTATTTGGACAGCAACAGGATTGTCAGTAGTTGCAATGAGGGTAGCAGAAAAAATGGGGAAGAGTGTTCCACATTGGCTTCCACGTATTACTTTGTACACAACGCTTACAGGCTCGTTTCTATATCTTCTACGTTATGTTCTCATTGCATTTCTATGAAGGAATGCGATGTGGAAACCTTTTATTCTATATGTCATAAGGAGTTTTGCTTGTATGCACGTATTCCTTGAAATAGGGATATATACCCTCTATAAGAGGGATATAGGGAGTGGTTTTATGTTGGAGTTATTATCGGTACCGGTCGCTGGATTATTATTCGCCATATTCGGTGATAAACTTAAAAGTAAAGATGATGACCGTCAAAAGATACAAGTATTTTTTGAGGTAAGCGGAATTGCTATCCGGAGTGGGGAGAGATTACAGTATCCGGTTTTTCTTGAGCGGAAAAATGATGACCGAAGCACAACTTATGTATATCGATTACCAGTAGGAATGCCAAGTAAAATTATTCAGAAAGTCGAGGATGTTGTTTCTGAAGGGTTGAGCAAACCTATTCGAATTGATTATGACAATTACAAATTAAATATTCGTGTGTTTCATAGGGATATACCGAAAAAATGGTCGTGGTCTACTGATTTAGTGACACAAGGAAAATGGCAAGTACCAATGGGCCAAAGTTTAGAAAAACTAATCTATCATGATTTTGATAAAACTCCACATATGACATTAGGTGGTCTCACCCGAATGGGTAAGACTGTATTTCTAAAGAATGTAGTTACTTCACTTACTTTAGCGCAATCAGAAAATATTCATTTATACATTATTGATTTAAAAGGCGGTTTGGAGTTTGGACCGTATAAGAACTTAAAACAAATAGTTTCTATTGCTGAGAAGCCCGTAGAAGCTTTTATGGTATTAAAGGACATTCTTGAGAAGATGGAAGAGAAAATGCAATACATGAAAGATAGACATTATACAAACATTGTAGAAACAAATATCAAAGAGCGGTACTTCATTATAGTAGACGAAGGCGCCGAACTTTGTCCTGATAAAAGTATGAAAAAAGAACAACAAAGACTATTGGGAGCGTGTCAACAAATGCTGTCCCACATAGCGCGTATAGGGGGTGCCTTAGGATTTAGATTGATTTTCTGTACACAGTATCCGACAGGAGATACATTGCCACGCCAAGTGAAACAAAATAGTGATGCAAAATTAGGTTTTAGGCTACCAACTCAAACAGCTTCAAGTGTTGTAATAGATGAACCAGGATTAGAATCAATAAAAAGCATTCCTGGTCGCGCAATTTTCAAAACGGATAGACTTACTGAAATACAGGTACCTTATATTAGCAATGAAGTGATGTGGAATTATTTAAAACAATTTGAGGTGGAGAAACATGAGGATGCAAACGCATATGCAAATCAACCGTCAAATGGCGATACTTGCGACGATTAGGAAGCTACAGTTTGCAACAAGAAGGCATTTAATGAGTGTTCATGAAATGGGTGGAATAAGAAATGCAAATCGGATTATGAAGAATCTATCTTCTTATACGAGTAAAGTGACTCACAACAAAGAATATGTCTACTATTTAAATCAATCAGGCCACAAGTTATTTGGTGAAGGGAAAGTAGTTCATCATAGTAGAGTAGCACATGCTCTTTTACGTAATGAAGCATGGTTACATTTATTTTGTCCAGATGATTGGCAGATTGAAACAGAAATAAGGTATATAAAAGATAATAAGAAAAAGAAGATCATTCCAGATGTGAAGTTTCGTGATGAAGATAGGATACTTCACGCAGTAGAAATAGATCGTACTCAAAAGATGGTGGTCAATAATGAGAAATTAAAATGTTATGAAGAGTTTACTAAAATATATAAGCAAAAATATAACGGAAAAGTGCCAGTTATCCATTACTTCACCATTACAAAATATAGAGAAAAGAAGTTGGAACAACTGGCAGCAAAATATGACGTGTTTGTAAAAGTATATGTAATCCAAGAAATTTAA